TATAATTGCATATCTTGTGTATTTTTCAAGTATGAATACGCTTCTGCTACCACACCATATAATAAAACCTCTGGTGCATTATTAGAAACAAAAGTTGTTGTTGAAGTTGATCCCGAACCATTACCTAATCGCTCTGGAGTTTCAGAATACCATAACTCTGCAGTATAAGCAGCATTAGGAGTTGGAGCTACTATCAAAGTATTTGAATCCCAGTTTGCCCAATACTTAGGTTCACCCGTAAAACTTGTATTTGAAGTTGATCTTTGAACTGCATACTCATCGATAAATGTAGTATCAACTTGTTCTAACCACTCTATTGTTCCATCTGATTTATGTAGTTGTAAACCCCTTGCAAATCTAAAACCTCCCTCAGGACCTGATACATCTAAGAAAGAATTGTTAGCTATAAAAGCTGACGTAGCATATCTTCGTTGTGAGTCAGAGTCTAAAAGTCTATCTATTTGATTTTCAATATTTGTAATAAAAACATTGACTACAGAATTAGATAATACATCAGATGTAACCTCTGTATAATTTCTAACATTATCTAAAAGCTCACTATAATTCATGATATCTCCACACTTACTGTACCAACACTTGAACCAATTAACAAGTCTGAGCTTTGACTAGACGGGATCATACCATCTGATTCAAACGCAGAATCCCCGGGTGCACCTACAAATACAGTTACGGGTTCTTGTCTTGCTGGTCTAGGATCTCTTAATGCTATTGCATCTGCAGGATGATGACCTGGATCTAATTGTGGATGTTTAGGCTCAAAACAATCAGGACATGTAAAAAGTCCATTCCATTCTTGTCTTAATTGTAAGTATTTATATTGTTGACCACATCTATCACATAGAGCTATAGCACGATTACCATTTGCAAAGGTCATTCATTACCCCACGTAAAAACTTCTAGGCACAATATTTACAGATGTAGATTGACTATCCTCTGTCAATGCTCTTTGTAATTCTGCCTCGTATCGTCTTTCTAATTCTTGTGATCTTTCTGGTGCTATCTCTTGTCCGAGGTAGTATGCTAATCCTGCGACAGTGCAAGGTAGAAATCTAAAAGGAGCATCAGGCTCATTTGTATAAGCACCTACGTCTTCTATTCTTCCAACATAAAAATAATTTATTTGTGTGTCTGTTTCATTAGGTGTTTGGTAAAGATTTATTTCAACATTTGATAAATTTCTTTGCACAAAGTATTGACTTGGTTGTCCTTGTTCAAATTTATTAGGCACATTTTCATATTCAGATCTAGATATCTTTGTCATGCTGGTGTCTGTTGTTGTGTTACCACTAATTTTTCTAAAAACTAATTCTAATACGTCTGATGCATCAGACGGTGCTGTATATGTTGTAGTGCCCGCAGTAAGATTTTGTGTGTGATTTTTTACTTTCCATAAATGTATACCCCGATTACCCCACTCTGAAAACAGCAAGTTTAAATTGTCCCTTGCTGCTTGCAGTTCATAACCTGTTCTCATAGATTTCCCACAACGAGCGTAAGCACGTTCAATAATGCTATCAAAACTAAGATTAAAAGTGGTGGTATTCGAGGTAGCCATATTACATCTTTGGCTTCATGCCACCGCCACGCTTCTTTACTGCGCCACGTTTTTTTGCTTTTTTGACGACATTCTTTTTCTTGCCGCCTTTCTTCATGACGTTTTTCTTTTTACCGCCACCCATCATGCCCATTCCAGGCATTTTTTTTGCTCCCATCATGATGTTACT